TTTAGTTATTTTTGTAAAAATAATGGTATATGCAGATTATAAGGGATGTCACAACCACAGTAGAGCCAGTTTCAGAACCAATAACATTGTCTGAAGCTAAGAACTATCTAAGGGTTGATTTTGATGATGATAACGACTTAATTAGCTCTTTGATAACTTCTGCAAGGGTTAGATTAGAGAAATATGCTGGTGTGGCTATGACAGCTCGTACTTTACAAGTTGTAGCTTATGTGGATGAGTTTATTGAACTACCATACGCACCACTTAATAATATCACTAAGGTTGAATACTGGAATAACGATAGCTGGATAGAAATGACAGTACCTCAGTACAATGTATTAGGTATTACATACAAGAAGATATACATGAACTCTTTTAGCCACATGGAGTTTAGATTTACTTATACTTGTGGTTACACTACGACTCCTCCAGTTATGAAAACAGCCTTGTATAAGATACTTGCTGATTTATACGATTACAGAGAATCTTCTGTAGAGGATAGCAAACCAAATGCTAACATAGCATCTGCATACGAACTAATGAAGCCTTATAAACGAGTAAGCATAATATTATAATGATAAGTAGACTTAAAAATAGGATTACTTTCCAATCTAAGGTTTCAGAATCTGACGGTGCTGGTGGTCAAGTCTTAACGGATGTAGACTACTATACTTGTTGGGCTGAGATATTTAGGGAGAATCAAAACAAGACAAACATAGCTGGTAAGGATTCTATATCAGATAACATTGTTTTTAGGATAAGGGATGCCAATAGTATCTCTATTTCTAATGACCTTACTATTGCTTTTGAAGGTAATATCTACTTGATTAGCAGCGTTATAGATGAATTTGACGGTCACAACTTTTTAAGAATCACTTGTTCTACCTTAAAGAGAGTTGGTACTTGGGATAGTATTACTGCTTTCTGGGAGAATATTAGTACAACCTGGGAAACTACTTAATGTCATTTTCAATAGATAAAACGAGCAGCATAAATAACCTATCAAAAAGGTTAAAAGAGGCACCTAATGTTATTACTCAAAAGGTACAAGCAATTATTAATCAAAGTGTGATTAATATAGAAAATAACGCAAGGGCTCGTGCTCCATACGGTGAAACTTACAAATTAAAGGGTTCTATTTATAGCACTCCTTATAATATGAACGCAGGAGCAAAGGTTGGTTCAACTGCCTATTACTCTCCATTTGTTGAGTTTGGTACTGGGCCATCTTTCCAAATACCATATTATAGAAACTTAAATATGAATAAACTTGAGGGGTACGCACAGACGTTTAAACGAAATAACGGAAATGTAGTAAATTTGCCCCATAGACCATTCTTATTCTTGTCGGCTTCAGAAGAACTATATAAAATGGTTAATCAAATTAAAAAAATTAAAATATAATGGCTACTCTTCAAGGTAAAGCGGTAAAAAATACATATAGACAAGTACTACAGATTGGTGCTAATAATGTTGGAGTAAGTGGTACTTTACAGCCAGTTCAAGATGGTGCTGGAGTAAACACAGCTTTATCTCTTTCTACTTTAGCTGCAACAGTTAATGGTGATTTAACCGTTACTGGTGATTTGATTATTACTGGAGGTGGCTTACAGATTAAAGAATTAATTGATGATACGGTTGCTGCCTTAATTAAGAACGGAACTGGTATTACATGGACTTATAACGATGCTGCAAACAGCTTGACTGGTAACTTTACTGGAACTACAAGCGTTGTACCAGAAGGTAGTAATTTATACTATACTCAAGGTAGATTTGATTCAGCTTTCGCTGCTAAGAGCACAACGAACTTGGCAGAAGGAACGAATCTTTATTTTACAGAAGCAAGAGGTAACGCAAACTTTGCTACTAACCTTGCCGCAAGTGATACTGATGATTTAGATGAAGGCGTTACAAACCTTTACTTTTCTAATTCAAGAGCAAGACTTGCTTTATCTGTAACAGCAGGAACTGGTATTTCTTACAATAACACAACTGGAGTTTTTAACTTAGCTGCTATTCCTAACGCAAGTTTATCTAATAGCTCAATTACTATAAACAGTCAATCGGTTGCTTTAGGTGGTTCAGTTACTTTGACTACAACAAACATTGCAGAAGGAACTAACTTATATTGGACAGACGCAAGATTTGATTCAAGATTTGGTACTAAGACTACAACTAACTTAGCAGAGGGTACAAACCTTTACTATACACAAGCAAGATTTAATAGTGCTTTAGCTGCAAAAACTACATCAGACTTAGCAGAAGGCACAAACTTATATTATACAGATGCTCGTGCAAGACTTGCATTATCATCATCTGCGACTGGATTATCTTACGCTAACAATAGTGGTGTGTTTAGCTTAACTGCTGGTTATGCAATTCCTACAACAGTTAAATTAGGTCAATACGATATAGCTTACAATCGTTCTATCGTATCTGCTGCAGTAACTGGTACATCAACAAAGACTTTAAGCCTAACTCAACAAGATGCTAACGTAATAACAGCAACTTGGACTGACCAAGGTATAACAACAATAAACGGAACTGCAAATCAAATAGCAGCTACAACTGTAGGTAATACTACAACACTTGCATTTACTAATGACGTTACAATGCCAAACAACTTAGTTGTAAGTGGTAACTTAACTATCAATGGTACTGCAACTTATGTAAACACAGAATCAATATCTTCTAAAGACCCATTGTTTGAGGTAGCTAATACTAACAACACAACAGATGCGGTTGACATCGGCTATTATGGTAGATACTATGATGCTGTTCAAGAAAGAGTAGAGTTTACTGGTTTATTTAGAGATGCTTCCGATGCTGGTAAGTTTAAGATATTTAGCGGTTTAGTAGATGAACCTACAAACGTAGTTAACACTACTGGAACTGGTTATACAGTTGCAACTTTAGTTGCTAACGTAGATGGTAACTTAGCTGGTACTGCAAACGCTGCAAACATATTATCTACTGCAAGAACAATAGCTGCAAGTGGTGATGCTACATGGTCAGTTAGCTTTAATGGCTCAGCAAACGTATCATCTGCTTTAACTTTAGCTAATACTGGTGTTACTGCAACAACTTACGGAACTTCTACTGCTGTGCCTACAATCGCTGTAGATAGCAAAGGTAGAATTACAAGTGCTTCAAATACAAACATTGCTTTCCCAGTTACAACAGTAAACGGACAAGCTGGAACTGTTGTTTTAACAACTTCAAACATTACAGAAGGTAGTAATCAATACTTTACTTCAGCAAGAGCACAAGCATCTATTACTGGTGGTGCATCAAGCGTAGTAACTGCAGATTTAACTGCTTCAAGAGTATTAGTATCTGATGGTAGTGGTAAAATTGCAGCAAGTGGAAGTATTACAACTACTGAATTAGGTTATTTATCTGGTGTAACAAGTTCTATACAGACTCAGCTTAATGGTAAATTAAACTTGACTGGTGGAACATTAACTGGTGGACTAAGCGGAACTACTGGAAGTTTTAGTGGAATCTTAACTACTCCACAAGTAAAAGCTGCTACAAGTGCTGGACTTAGCATAAATGCAAATAGTGGTACACAAGTTGCTGATTTTGGAGCTGGAGGTAGTGCTAATATAACTTTCTTTGGAGGTTTAGCTGGTACTTCTGCTACTTTTAGCTCTACATTAGGAGTAACTGGTGCCTTAAGTGGTACAAGTGCTACGTTTACAAGTAATGTAACGGCTGCAGGTTATTTAACATCAGGTAATGGCGGTTTACAATTAAATACTATTACGGGTGTTCAAAGCCAACAAGTGCAATATCAAAATAATGGCACTACAAGGTGGCAGTTATATTTAGATGCTCCTACAAATAGTTTTAATATTTTTAATACTGCTCAAAGTGCTAATAACTTTACCTTATCCTCTACTGGTGCTGCTACATTCTCAAGTAGTGTAACGGCAGCATCCGGTATTTTTAGTAACGGAACTTCTGGAATAAACCAACTTTTAACCCTTGCAAATTCTTCCGGATCATCTGGAGATAATGGAAGTAGTATAAGATTTACAGGTTTTTCAAATGGAATTTTGTCCGAAATAAGAGGAATTGGAAGACCTGCTAATACATCAGCAGGTAGGCTTCAATTTTGGGTTAATGATAGTTCAAATGTTTTACAAAACAGAATGTCAATAAGTGAAGAAGGCAACGTTGCAATCGGAACGACTACTCCAAATAATACTGCTAATTATTCTACTTTATCTATAAACGGAACAAGTGGAGGTCAAATTACTTGGCAAACTGGAGGAAATCTTGTTGGATACGCATACAATACAGCTTCATCATTAGTATTAGGTGCAAATGCTAATAATTTTTTAGCTTTTGATACTAATGGAAGCGAACGTGCCAGAATCACATCGGGGGGTGATTTGTGTGTTGGAGGTACAGTTAGTAGTGGACTTCAAAGGGCTGTTGCAATAAATGGTTCTACAAGTGCTGGTGTTGTATTACAAACAAATGCAGCTAATAAAGGTTATTTTTATACAAGTGGTGGAAGTGCAATATTTATTGAAACAGTAAGCGGTAGCATTGTACTTGTACCTAATTCTGGAAGTGTTGTAGTAAATAATTTAGGCACGGGAATAGTTTATTCAAATGGTGGTTCTTTAACAAGCACAAATCCTTCTGACGAAAGATTAAAAGATAATATTACAGATATTTCTTGGGGTCTTTCTGATATATTAAAACTTAGACCAGTTAGCTATCAATGGAAGGATGATAAAATTAATCAAGGAGTTCAATTTGGATTTATAGCACAAGAGGTTCAAGAAGTAATGCCAGAAGCCATTAAAGAATTTGGAGAAGATGTTAAATACTTAGGTCTTGAAAAAGATGCTATCTATGCAACATTGGTAAAAGCTATCCAGGAATTAGAGTCAAGGATTAAGGATTTGGAAGCTAAATAATTTTACCTAAATTTGTAAAAATAACCAAATATGACAATAACATTAAACGCAGAGCAAATTAAGCAATTAGATGGCTTTTTTCAAGAGTTACCGACAAAGTATGGCTTACCCCTTATTAAGTTCTTTGGTGAGCTAAATGAGGCTCAAAATGGCCAACAAACG